GGAAGGTGTAGAATGGGTATGGAATAACGGCATTATCGAAGCTAGACAAATTGAACAAATTGAGACCGAAATTAAAAAAGCTAGTAAAGCGAACCTTTATGAAACAGAGGTACGCGAGTTTAAAAATTTCCTCTCGTTAATCAAATCGAAAATGTAAGGAGTCTATAATGACTGATGAAAACAAAGTCGAAGTAGAACTTCACGATGAACTTGATAACGAAATCGTGGAGGAAACTCTCGAAGAAGCTGCACCGAAAGGTAAAGCTGATACAGGTAAGGAACCCGAAGGTGCGGTTAACGAACCTGAGTCTGTAGCATCTGTTGATAAGGCCGCTGACGCAACTAAACAGGCACCTGTGCCTAAGACTAAAGCAGGCATGATCTCTGCTATGTACGGTAAGATGAACGCCATGAAAAAGGTGGATCTTCAAGCTGCATATGGTAAGATGATGGGTGAAGAAGTCGAAGTGCAGGACGAAGTAGTTGCAGAAATCGATACTACTGCTGAACTTGATGGAATCATGGAATCAGAGGCAACTCTTTCCGATGAGTTCAAGAACAAGACCGCAGTAATTTTCGAAGCAGCAGTCAAGTCTAAGTTGTCAGAAGAAGTTTCTCGTTTAGAGGAGCAATACAAAGAAGAGTTGGCAGAAGAAGTATCTTCTATCAAATCTGAACTTGTAGAGAAAGTTGACAGCTACCTGAACTACGTAGTTGAAACTTGGATGGAAGATAATAAAGTCGCAATTCAAAACGGTCTCCGTACTGAAATTGCTGAAGGCTTTATGAACAAGATGAAGGATCTATTCGTAGAATCTTATATCGATGTTCCTGAGTCCAAAGTAGACCTAGTTGACGAACTTGCTTCGCAGGTTGATGAACTCGAAGAGTCTCTCAATCAGCGCACTGGTGAGTCTATTAAACTTGCTGAAGAACTCGAACAGTACAAGCGTGATGCAATCATTGCTGAAGCTGCACGTGATCTTGCAGACACCCAAAAAGAAAAGTTAGCAGAATTGGTTGCTGGCGTTGACTTTGATGATGCAGAAACTTTTGCATCTAAAGTTGCCACTGTCAAGGAATCTTACTTTGCAAAAACCGTAAGTGAAGACGTAGAAATCGTCGATGAAGAACCTGAGGCAACTGTCGAAGTATCTTCTTCTATGGAATCTTATCTCACTGCAATCCGTAAAACATCTCGAAACTAAAAGGAATAAGATATGAATTCTTACGATCATCTTATCGAGAAGTGGTCTCCCGTCCTTAACGAAAGTTCTGCTGGCGAGATCAAAGATCACCAAAGACGTGCAGTAACCGCTGCTATTCTCGAAAACCAAGAACGTGCTCTCATCGAAGAGCAAGCACAACACGAAGGTTTTGGTGGACTGACTGAAGCTGCCCCTGGCAACAACACTTCATCTGCCGCTAACTGGAACCCTGTGTTGATTTCACTCGTTCGTCGTGCAATGCCTAACTTAATGGCGTATGACGTATGTGGTGTACAACCTATGTCTGGCCCTACTGGTCTCATCTTTGCGATGAAGGCTCGTTACGGTGCAGGTTCAACTTCAAGCCGTGAGGCATTGTTTAACGAAGCAGAGACTCAATTCTCTGGTGACCGTGCTTCTGGCGGACACGATTCTGACAACGCTTCTGGTTTCAACGGTGTAACTGACACTGACGCTGACAGCACTATTGACGATCAACGTCTAACTGCATTGTCTGGTTCTCCAATGACTACTGCTGCTGCAGAAGCTTTGGGTGACGGTGTTGGTGCTCCTTTCGCAGAAATGGGTTTCACCATCGAAAAAGCAACCGTGACTGCGAAGTCTCGTGCGCTGAAAGCTGAGTACAGTCTCGAACTCGCACAAGACCTGAAAGCAATCCACGGTCTTGACGCTGAGACTGAACTTGCAAACATTCTCTCTACAGAGATTCTTGCGGAGATTAACCGTGAGGTTATCCGTACTATCAACTCTCAAGCGAAGACTGGTTGTCTTCAAGCCAACGTTACCACTAAAGGTATCTTTGACTTGTCTTCTGACGCTGACGGACGTTGGTCTGCAGAGAAATTCAAAGGTCTTGTAGTACAAATTGACCGTGAGTGCAACGTAATTGCAAAAGAAACTCGTCGTGGAAAGGGTAACGTAGTTATCTGTTCTTCTGACGTTGCTACTGCTCTTGCTGCCTCTGGTATGTTGGACTACACTCCTGCAATGTCTACCAACCTTCAGGTTGATGACACTGGTAACACTTTTGCAGGTACTTTGAATGGTCGTGTACGTGTATACATTGATCCGTATGCATCTACTGACTACATCACTGTAGGTTACAAAGGTACTAACGCATATGACGCAGGTGTTTTCTACTGCCCATACGTACCTCTGCAAATGGTTAAAGCAGTTGGCGAAGATACTTTCCAACCAAAAATC